TTATGATACAATATCATTCTTATCATTCAAAGCGCCAGATATAGCACCTGCCGACAAATCACTCAGCCTGCTCTCCGCTTCCCGCAGCCCAGCATACCCACGCATATACTTGCGCCAGTCTTCACCATCTTCCCAAGCCTTCAAGCCTTTACGCCCCAGCACCTGCGCCCTGCGTGACTCCGGCAAGCTATTCAGCCATTTGTCGCCAGCTTCCCGCACCTGGTCACGCTGCTGCTGCATATCAACCTCGCCTTCAATAACTTCCACGTACCGGCATAAGCAATGCGGATGCACCGGCAAAGGCGGCAGCTTATCCTTGGGATATATACCTGCACCTAAGCCATACATATCAGCTTTGGCGTACATGTCGCAGATATCAAAAACAGGGTGACGGCTGCTTAATTTGAATTTCACAGCCACAATATCGGCGTCTGTTTTCATCTTAGTTATAAAGCCGTCAGCCCATGCCCTCGCCATCTCGGTTCGGGTTATGCGTTCGGCAACATAGCGGGATTTTTCATTGACAGCAACTTCCACGGCCTTTTCAATAGCCTTTTCATTGCCTTTCTGCACTGCTTCCAGCAATTTATTATAGGCTGCCTGCAGCGCCTTGTTAGGTGCGCCATTTTTAGCCAGCCGATTGATGTTGTCAATGGCCTGCCTTTGCTCAGCCAATGCCTGCAGGTCGTTGCCGGTTGCCTCCCTTACCTTCTGCAGATATTTCGGCAGCTCCTGCCTGCTGATAATATCCTTGCCACCGTTATATACGTTCTGACCATCATCGCCATATCCGTCATACAACGCCCTTGCAGCCTCAGTCCAGGTCTTGTTCCGGCGCATCTGCTCCTGCAGGGTGCTTACAATGGCATCACGCATTTTCACGCCTACGCCATGCAGCTTTTCAGATAGCGTCATGCCGCTTTCATCCCACTTATCGGCCAGCTCTTCACCCATGCTTTCTACTTGCGCTTTAGTCAGTATAGTCGGAACAATACCATAAGCATAGGCTGCAGCCTCTACAAGCGCAGGCCTCAGTTCCGGTAGCGTAAACAGCTTACCATAGTGGCGCTGCACATTATCCAGTGCCTCTTCAAACTTCATGCCACTAGCAATCAGCCTTTGCAAGTAAGCTACTGCTTTTTTAGCATCCTTACGCCAGCTTTTATTCAGTTTGTTAATCAGCTGCGCCAGCCTGTCCGTCGTCGTCATCATTGCCACCGCCATTAGCACCAAAAGCATGGCTATAATCCAGCTTTTCCTGCTCCAAGTGCTCTTCGTAGGTCTTCACCAGCGCGTCAAAGTCATCAGCCTTAAGCTCCGGCAGATAGCTGGTAAGCACACGCTTGAATACTTCCATGTTAAATTCATCGCCAAAGTTCAAGCCTTTAGCAATTTCAGCATTAGCAAGCTCCTGCTCAACCTCACTGATTTTGAAGTCATTCGGGTAGTTCACACTGTATTCCAGCGGCACACCGGTCCAGATACTGAACAGCCTTGCCAGATTCTCTTCCGCTGCTTCCACGAGGTCTGCAAAATCGGATAAGATCTGATTGGTTGCCTCATAATCCCACGCTTTCGCCTGCCCACTCTGCTGCTTGGCAGAACCGGTAACGTTGACAACAACAGCCATACGATAAATCTCCTGCTGCAGCGTAGCAATCTGCGCTGCCAGCACCGTTGCAGGGCCGTCAGGCGGAGCGATGAACGCAGGTGCGTGGCTGCTCTCCGGAGGATATCCCAAGGCATTATTGGTGCCGATGTTGATACTGTCCGGGTCACTCGAAGGGTAACACAGAACGCTGAAGGTCTGATTGACTAAGATGTCAGCCAACCAGCTGCACATATTGTAGATAGCAAGATTTGTTTTTGCTATGCTAAGGAATTCACTAGGTGGGAAAGGATTGTGACTGTTCCTCACTTTGCTAACTAGAGGAACAACCGGTACGCGCCCAAGATTCCAGGTTCCGCTGTGCTTGCCTTTGCTGTCGATAAGCTCCCAGCCTTCTGCCGTCAGCGTTCGTGTCGCCATCGTCTGTTCCTGGTATGCATCAGGCTCTACGAAAACAAACTTTATGATACGTCCCAGCTTATCCTGACAGATTTCCTTTACAGCATTAAGGTTAACTACAAAAGCATAAGGCAGGTTGTTGCGGTCCGCTTCCAGGTCTGCCACACGCATATCCTCAGCATCGCCCTGCGCCTTATCCATGACGATATAAGCGACGCCCTGCAGCTTCGCACTGCAGGCAGCCTGCTTCATAAGGTTCTGGATGCTGGTGCCCAAGAAGTCAACATCCTTACTGAAGGTTTCCCACAGCTCCGAACCTGCGCCGCTCCAGTCACGCACAGCCAGTGTTTTGAAGATTGGCGCTACATGAGCATTAACGCAGGGTGCCAGATAGTTAAGGTAGTACGCCAGCTCGCGCCTCATGCCGTACTTTCCTGCATCCTCACGCGGGTGCTGGGTTAAATAGCTACCGTCAAGAAAGCCTCCGCAGCCTTCATAGCCATCTTCCAGCATTTTGTATAATCCATGTTTATCATTACGCATTTTTTCACCTCTCTAATAGTTGACACGCATCGGTTTAGGCCTTGCCACCTCCACAATGTCCTCGCACACGCCGGTCAAAGCATCCGGAGCATCATCGTGTGTGTTCTTGCCTTCCTTCTGGTACTTGCTCAGTGCTGCATAAAACTCCGGCCAGCGGTTCTTCCAATCGCTTGGGAAATAAATATGCTCCATACACCACGTAGCATTAGACAAGATTCTTGCAGCCTTGTTCTTATGCTGCGTAAAGGTTTCAATGGTTGTATGGTTGCTATGCAGCAGCTTCTTCACGTTCCTGGCGAATCCACGCCCGCCATTGTTGCTTTCGAAGCGTGCCACATTCGTGCTGTTTCGTTCCAGAGCCCTCGCCGTTGCCGGTTCAGTTACTTCCATAGGCTCTTTCGTGTATAAAACGTCAAGCACATACGCTTCATCCGCGAAGGTACGTCCATAAATAATGCAGCAAAGGTAATCGGCGCCGGTATCAGCTGTATCCGTATAAGCACGAATCTGCTTGAAGGCAGGCAGCGCACCGTCGTAGGTCTTGAAGTTGCTGTACAGCCTGCCTTTGATATCTATCGGCTCCTGTTGGTAGTTGGCACTCCAAATATCAAGCCCCATGAGTTGCTTCTTCTCCATGCAGCTTTCAGCATCCAGCACGCCATCACACAGCATGCTGCCGTCATCCTGCACTGCCTTCATGTTGATATGCACGATTTTTTCTGCCGGATAATATTCCAGCACCTTGCCTGCCAAATCATCACTAGCCCAACGCGTCATAATGACGATGATTTTATAATTGCCCTCGCCACGTGACAGCATGGTATTGGTGAACCAGTCCCAATGCTTTTCCTTAACATTTTCGTTATAGGCTTCTTCTGCATTCTTGATTAAATCGTCTATGATCATCAGTCTGCAGCCAAAGCCTGTCGCTGTACCGGTTGGCGATGTAGCAAGGTAACTTGTCTGCTGTCCTTCGAGGCTCCACAGGTTCATAGCGCCGTCGCCACGCTTAATTTTGGTGGCGGGGAATACATCACTATAGACCGGCTTGTAAACGTCCGCCTTAGCCTCGCTGATGCTGTCACGCACGTTCTTACTGAAGCGCGTTGACAAGGTTTCGTTATAAGAGCCAATCATAACCTGCAAGGTGTTATCCCTTCCCAGCGCCCATTCCACGAAGTTGCTGGCCGTATAACTCTTGCCATGACGCGGAGGCATATTCAGTACAAGGATTTTCTTGTCAGATGTCAGAAACCATTGCAAGGTATCGCACAGCTCCTGCAAATACTTGCGGTCGCTCCGGTAGAAGTCCGGGTTCTTCAGCTGGGCGTAAAAAAAGAACCTGCGTCTTGCAAGTTCTATCTTTGCTCCCAATGTTATCAGCTGCTTATCCATCCATACCAGCCAGCTTTTTCAGTTCTGCATCCGTCAGCCCTGCGAACGGATTGGCAAGCTCACCGGAGATTTCCACGTTTTCTTTAGGCTTCAGCCCTACGGTATCGCGATAAATTTCAAAAGCCTTGATGTTGCCACGTTTAGCCTTCAGCTTCAGCGCGTCCAGCATCTCCTTGCGCTCATCGTCGGTCGTGAAGTCAGCGTCCAGCTCGCGGAACGACTTCAAGCGGCGGCGTGCTTCACCGGATGCCTGCCCCATTTTTTCAGCTAGCTCTTTTCGCTCTTTCGGAGTTCTATCGGAGTTCGATATTAAATTAGCCCGACTTTTTGGGTTCATCCCTCTTGGCATCCATCTCACACCACCTTAATCCAACATCATCAATAATATCCCAAAATTCTTCCACATCATGCGGCACAACGTAGAAGCCTGTTTCGTCTTTCTCAAAATCAATGCCAACATGATGCAGCTCATGCCTAAGCAATGTTTCCAGCTGCTTTTCGCTAAAGCCAACTACATTCGGCTCATAAACCACAATAAAAAAATCATAAGGACAGCACCAGCTGTAGCGGTCGCTCACTAAGTTACAATCCGCAAATATCGTCCGCTTATTGCGCTTCTTCTCTTCCAGGCTGGATAAGTAGGCTATTTTTACTTTAGCAGTCTTTATATCAGCGAATTCCGGCAACGTGCGTATCAGCTTATTAGCCATCAGCCTATACTTTTTACTGTGCTCCATGATAAACCTCTAATTTCTTCTACCCTTGCCGGACGCGCCGCATTGCAGTGCGGTGTCCTTGCGTCCGGAAAGAAGGTGTTCTATTCCGGCGTGGTAAAAATTTACAAAAACCCACGCCCGGCAAAGGCAGAAAATATATAATAGAAAAGCCGCTGACCAATGGCCAACGGCTCTCGCTATTTCGTTTCATCGCTTTCGCTATTATACATTATAGCACAGATTGTACTCGCATTTACTCTATTCTTTTTTTGAAATCGTCCAAAGTAATCTCGCCTGCTTTCAGCATCTTAACAAACTGCTTTACGATTGCTGCCTGTTCAGCATTAAGGCGGAACTGCACCGACTTAGTTACTGCATCACCCTCAAGCTTCTTGCGCCCTGCACCTGGACGAGCACCGCCAGTATTTGGGCGAGCTCCACCCCATGTGCCTTTAGTCTTAGTTTCCATAATTATAACCTCCTTATTGTTTTCACTAATTCAACTACAGTTAAAGCTAATACGATTATTATAATGACTCTAATAATTACTTGCATAGCATTCGCAATTATGCTAGAATGAAGATGACTTGAGAAGGGTGAAGGCTTTCGCCCTCACGCCTTCTTGGAGTTACTTGAGTTTCTTGTGTTTTAGCAGGTTACATACTGCTCTGACCAGGATTAGGTTTGTAACCGCTAAAACCAAGATTGTCATCTCAGTTAGCATTTTGCTTCCTCCTTTCTCTTTGATGATTTAATTATATCATTTTTCTTCAAATTTGTCAATGAGTTTTTCTTCAAAAATTAATATTTTTATAAAAAATTTTAACCGCTAAGTAGATTATTCTACCTAGCGGTTTTATTTTATGTGTTTTCTTTATTCACTTCATGCAAGATGTAATCTAAAGCCTTGCTGTGCAGCCTATGTACATTCTGCCATGAATAATGCAGCTCAGCCGCTATCTGTTCGAAGGTGTGATAATTGATATACCGCTTGTGAAGAACCGCCCGCATGGGACTTTTGGGAAGCAGCTCTATGTAACCGATTATTTTACGCAGTTCACGTTGCCGCTTATCGATAAGCTCCAGCAGGTAACGTTCTTCGTCGACCACGCTTATTACATCGTTCTCCATGCGCTTGCCGTCCCCACCGCTACCGGACTGAGGTCCATAATGCGGAGTATTCTTCTCAGCTCTGGCTCTGCTGACCACTATCCGCTCCTTATATGATTGTATCTCTTCATCCAGTGTCCAAGCGGAACGCAGGATAGCTTTCAGCTGATTTTTATCCAAATTATCACCTCTTAAACTTTTTCAAGGTTTTATCCCCAGCTACAACTTTTTCAAGGGAGTTTGAGCTGTTGCGGTTTTTGCAACAGCTACAAGAGATTTCGCAACCCATTAAAACATTTCTTGCAGCAGTACCCTTTACTATTGACATGGAAGTCTGCTACATCTTCTATCTTTGCGCCGCAGGTATTGCAAATAAAATACCAACCATGAGAAAGCCATTCCTCAACAGGAATACTATCAACATCACCGTATTTATCTGCCCAAGGAGCGTGCCGTACTCTAATGTCCTTGTAATGGATTTCGTTCTCCGTGCTAAAATACTGTTTTGCCTTGCCTGGTGTTTCGGCAAACGTAACCTGTTCTGATAAATCGTTAATGTCATAGTCTGCTGCATTGGCAAAAACATATGCTTTAGATTTCATGCTATATCACCACCTCTCAATGCCCACACCTTACAAGAGATTTTTGCAACATGTTGCAGTTTTCTCTTTTCACGCTCCACTATATCTGGAAGACTTGAACGCTGACGTACGGCTCTTGGCCTTCACACACAAATCTCTTGATTACCGTCAGTTCGCATATCTGCACGTCGTCCTTATATAAAATGCCGTTCATAGCATCGCATATAATCTTGGCGATGTTATCTGCATCCGGCTTTTTACATGGGAGCTCAGTATCTTCGTAACAGGCTGCCTTGTACTTCTTGCTTTTTAACTTTGGCACAGAAAAATAGGCGTTGATTACTACGAGCACTGGGCCTTCCGTATACTCCCAACCATGCTCCTTTGCTGCATTCGCGGCCAACACTGCGACGTAGGCTTTATAGTTACGGCTTTTGACCGGGTCTACGCCTCTAGGACGGCCGTTAATGGTGCTGATAATCGGGCGGCCTTGGCCGCATGGTTCGCCAAGTACTTTAAAACTTAAAAACATGCTTTCGCCCTCGACTCAAGTTTATCCAGAATTTCCAGCGACGTCTTAAAGCTGCAAAGGTCATCGTAAGAATCGTAAACATCAACTTTAGCCTCTTTAGCGATGCCTTTGTAGTCCTTTTTAAGCCATTCGCTGCCAAGGTAGATTTTTTTAACGCATTTGGCGATGGTCTTGGAATAAGCTCTTACCGCATACTCTTTAACAAAAACGCGACCGATTTCCTTTTCGTCCAGTGTTGACAGGTCTGCGTAGCTTCCCCAACCTGCAGTTACAGCCAACGGGCTCACTTCAAATCCTACGACATACTGGTGGCCATAAAGAGGACTTGCCCAATGCAATGCGTTGTTGCAAGTTCCGAAAAAGCACACTACCGGTTCTTCCCAGCTGTTTACCTGTTTAGCTGCATCATGTTTCGGTTTAATCACTTCGCCTCTTTCAAAAGCACAAAGCTCTTGATGGTTCATGGCTCTCCAAAGTAACATGTTATCTACTCCTTTTCATGCGCTTAAGATTCCCCCACCAGGGCGGGAGGCGACTGCGCAACCGGCCTCCCGATACTTCTTTTTGCTTGTATATACTGCACGGATAGGGTTATGCTGCTGTCCGTGGGTGGCTAATTAATACTTGGGCTTTTTAAAACATTGCCGCATTGTTCAGGGCATTTCTGGCAAACATCGTGATGGCAGCTGCGGTCACACTCTTTACAGCACAGATGGCAATCACGATTGATAACGCAGTCCGTTACCGGACGTTTGCAATACCATTTAGGCTGCAGGCGCTCAACAATGGCAGCTTTTGGCATGTTTTCGCGCTCGTATTCCCAACCGCTTTTCTTACGTTTGAGTTTAAGCAGCTCAGCTTTGCATGCCTTGCTGCCACAGCTGGCAATTGCTCCACTCTTCACATTGCCAGCCGGGAGGAATTTCACCTCACCACATTTGCACTTGCAGGCGAAATATGTGCGCCCGACTTCAAGGCCAAGCAGATTTTTAGCCTGCTTAGGCTCGATTATTTCCAAAACTTTCAGCAGGCCAAATTTCTTGCCTACGTATTCGTTCCAAAATTTAAATCCCATTTTTACTCCTTGCCGTGGCGTCTGCGCCACTCCTTAAAGGTCATGGCTGCTGCGCTTTTGGGAGCCGTCATCGCGCCCAGAAGAGCGCCGACGCTCTCCAAACCACTGGCATTGTTTGCTTGCCCTAAGGCTTTAGGCTCAACCTTTGCGGCAGGTTGCAGCAGTCCGGTCTTACTTTTGCCCAAGATGTACTCGTTGCTACCGCGCTCCTTAGTTCTCCGGCATACATCCTCATACATCCTGCGGATCTGAGCAAGAACATTAGTAAATTCTCGGGCTTCGCATTTTCGCAAAGCTTGCCAGCCAAAGCTAGCCACAGCCTGTGCGATTTCCGGCCGGCTGAATACCGGAGCATGTCCATCAGGCGTACTATACATAGCCTTCTCAATCTCTGCCCATGCCTCGTCCCATTCACGGACGCGGTTTGCATCGTCTGCCGTGCCGAGCAGGCTTCTGCCGGCTTCGACAATTTCTGCGATTGACGGCAGAAATTTACTCTCCAGCAGCAGCTTCTTCACTGCCTTGCTGAGGATTTCGTTCGGGATATCTCCCAGAACCTTGGTATAAATGGCCTGCCGGTGTGCATCGTTCGCCTGCCCGAAGGCTCCGAACAGCATACCTACAATCTGCCCGCGCCTTTCTTTGTCATAAGTCAATAATTTCACCGCTTTCCAAAAGCTGAAGCGCCTCCGCTGTAGTCTCAACGACATCGTTTTTGCGCTCTTTACGCTTCCGCGGCGCTTGGAAGCTCTTGCCCTCCTTGATGTTGATTGCGACCTTTTCAACATACCTGAAGCCATTGGCGTTATTCCTGCCGCCGATTTCGGCAGCCTTGCAGAATATCTCCAGTCCAACCTCGTCAACTAACGCTTGAACCAGCTCTGCCAGCATAGGTGTTGCAATCGTGCCCATGTTCTTTTCGTAGCACTCCACCGCTTGCGTGTAGACGGCCCGTCCGTTCTCCCTCCGCTCACTGTGTTCCTGGTTAACCTTGCCGGGCAAACTGGGTTGCTCGCGCGCGTTCTCCCAATCATCCTCTTGAATAGGGGTTTGAATAGGGGATTGAATAGGTATTGTTGTTTCATTTTGAAACACCCCTGTTTCATTTTGAAACACCCCTGTTTCATTTTGAAACAGCCTGTTGCATTTTGAAACACCCCCTGTTTCATTTTGAAACAGGTCTAAAATTTTATCTGTCAGCGTGTACCAAGTAGTTTTATCCCAGCCCATTTTGTTGAAGGTATCAGTTTTTATAGCGCCGGCTTCTTCTAATTTTTTCAAAGCTCTATGAACCTTGCTATAAGACAAATACGGATGGGCTTCTGCTATCTTACGGACACTGCCGTACACCCAATAACGCCCAGCGTGGTATTTGTCTTTTTCCTTTTTCTTCTGGCTGTTATTGATCCAGAAAAAGAAGTAGTCAAGCAGCAGCGCTTCGACTATTCCGAAGCGCTCAGCAAATTCCACGCTGAAGCTGTGTTTTTTCATAGGCACCGCCTCCAGGATGGCAAGCGCGCCAGCCATCTTACGTATTTCATCAAGGCTTTACGTCTTCTCATTTTGCACCCCATTCATTAGCCGCAGACAATCACCGGCTTTCCTGTAGCACGTTGGACAGCTTCCTTAAACACGCCTGGATTACCATTCTCACGGCTTCCATGCAGCAGAAAAATTTTACGGCAATAGCTCACGGCTCTAGCGTTCGCACGGAAAAAGCCAAGGCACATGTCAAGGCTCATATGACTGTGCAGCAGGCGAGTTGCCTGCTGGATGCTGATATCACCATTGGCTATGCGCTCATCTACACGCTCCGGCAAGTAATTGCATTCAAGCATTATCTGGCCAAAAGCCTCTGCATGAAGCTTTGGCATCATGCATGTGTCAGTAGCGAACAGCAGCACGTCGTCTCTATCGCTTATGATGAAGCCGACAGGCTCATTAGCATCGTGATATGTCTTGAACGGTCTAATCGTCCAATATCTGCCTAAGCTAAACGCTCCATATGCATCATCATAGCCCTTGAGCATCACGCAGGCTCCTTTGGCCTTGTCACCTAGTGCCTTAGCTGTGCCAGCAGTCAGATAAACATCTACGCCTGCATGAATCAGCTGCGCCACGCTGGCGCTGTGATCGCTATGCTCGTGGCTGATGAGGCAGCCGTCCAGCCTGCCCAGCTGGAATTTAACAGCCTCTTTGATGGCTTTAAGCGGGAGGCCTGCCTCCAGTAAAAGCTCATGCGTGCCACTGATTAAGTGGTAGCAATTGCCGTTGCTGGAGGAGGCGATTGCCTCAACCTCTATCATTTGGCTGCCCACGCAGGGCCGCGTTTGGCTTGCGATACAGCTGCAGACTCTTGGGCAGGTTGAGCCTCCATAGCGGGAGCCGGTACATCAATCGTCTGAGCGCGCTCAGTGATGGTAGCTGCCTCACTCTTAATAGCTGCTGCCTGAGCAACAAAGCCTTGAGCAAGCTTAACCTCGTGAGTATCCTCCAGCTCCTCAGTGGACTGCAGTCCCATACTGATTTCCGGCGCTACGGTGCGGATCAGGAAAGTATCGGCACGGTATTGCAGCATCAGTTGCGGCATCGTCTGCCATTTACTGCCCTTTTTGCTCATCCAGCCCTCAGCTTTTGCCATACCAATAGTAACATCAATGCCTTGCACACGCTCGCCGGTGGCGTATTCAGTTGCCCATGCACGGCAACCGTAATCGTCCTGTCCGGGAGTACCGAAAAACTCATATTTGATAGAGCTGAAGCGGCCGCAGGTGTTGAAGCAGCTAATCAGGAATTTGCTGCTCCAGCTGGGGTTACTGTAAACGATATACATGTTCTGCATCACCATCAACGGGTCTGCATTAAGGCGCTGCGCCATGTTCAGCGCAATCAGTACGTTTGCCGGCTTGCCCTGAAACGTCTCGGGAATAATAGTCGCCTCAGAGAGGTTCTGCGCCAGCGCCATCATAGCGTTAAGGCCGCGTGCATTGTACATGCTTACCTCGTAGTTACTCAATTGCTTTTCTTCTGCCATTTTTTGTCCTCCTTATTTTTCTCTACCGTAAAGGTAGTATATAACTAACCAACTAACAGCCACGGCAGCCGTCAGCGCCCAAAACACCATCCATTGCTCACTCATGCTCTACTCTCAGCTCCTTGTCCTCGGGGCTTACAAACAGGTTGATAACCTGCCCATCCCACTCGCCGATATCGGTGATGCCCTCACGGTTATCGACAAAAACAGGATTATGCAGGTGCAGCCTGTCGCTGATTGCACGGATAATCTCCATTCCTGCATGGCATTTCTCCGCATTGGACAGCTGGCGGTAGGGCACACCGTCCATTGTCAGCTCGCAGGTCTCGCGAACGCCCTGGTTGGAGATGTTTACGTCAAAGAGCTTAACACGGACATTCTCAAAGGTGCTGTTGACCTTTTCGCTCACTAAGCTCATTTTGTATTGGATATATTTATCCACCAGAGAGAGCCTATATTCAGCATCGCCTTGCTTCAGCAGTGCGTTTTTCTTCTCGCTCTCCAGCTGAGCAATGGCTTCAAGGTTTTCAGCGTCAAGCTTAATTTTTAACAACGCTTCTTTTGCCTGCTTAACAGGAACGCTGGCTTTGGCGATTTCTTCATCCTTCTTCTGCAACTGGATATTGATATCAAGGCGGCAGTCATCAAGCTCTTTCTGACGGAGCTTCAGGCTTTCGGCCAGTTCCCAGAATTTCTCATGGGTTTCCGGATGGATGTAATCTTCCAGTGGCGGCATGTCGCTCAGCGCCTTGTTCATGGCCTCGTTGTTGTCCTGACGGAGCAGCGGGGCTTTTTCGACCTCAAACGTTGACAGCTTGTTGACCTTGATGGCCAGCGCATCCTTTTCAGTTTTCAGCTTTTCCAGCTCTTGGCTGAGATGCATGCCCTGCTTGTCGAGTTTTTCCAGCTCCTCAGCCTTTTCGGCGTTAAAACGCTCCAACATCGGCTCCAGCATATCCGGAGTATAGGGGCGATGGCAACAGGGACACTCGGTCTCGTCAAACACTCTGCCGTCAACATAGGTCCACTCAACAGTCATGTCCTGCAACATGTCTTGTCTGAGCTTGACATTGCGGTCAAGCTCCAGCAGTTGAGGACGCAGGGTGCGCAGCTGGTCAGCCATTGCTTTACAGGTGTTGCTGATATCATTAGCTTTGAGAGCAAACGGCTCCTTGACTTTGGCCACGGCCTCACGGCGCACACCACGGATAACCTCCATCTTTGCCTTCAGCTCGCTGATTTTAGACTCGATAGCAGTGCGATTGCTGCCGCTAACGATGGCAGCGCGCTCAGCCAAAAGCTTGTCGAGCGGCTCTTGGTATTTAAGCAGCGTCAGCTCAGCTCTCTTTTTAAGGGTTTCGGCATCATCAAATCCGCTGAGCAGCTTTCTGCGCTCATCGATGCGGGCCGGCAGCTCTTTAATTTGAGCCTTGTACATGCGCAGCTCTTTAGAGAGCTTAGCTTTTAAATCGTCAGCGCCAAATTTAATGAGATCCTGACTGATGTCCTGCAATTCAGGATTAGCACTTACAACCTCCTCGGTGGTAACATCGCCCAGCAGGTCAAGCAATACCCTGCGCTGCTCCTGCCACGGCAATGAAGGGAATGCATTAGGGTTGCTGGTCAGGCTGAACCAGGGGTCTGCAAACCATTCAGCAATAAAGGCTGCATAATCCTTAGCCTTTTTCGGCACGCCATCGATGGCGTATTCCGTGGTGTTGCCGGTGAGCTTACGCTCATCGGTGCCGCTGATTTTAGTCCATTTTTCTTTGTAGACTACCTCCAGTGTAAACATGCCGATTTCAGCATGATTGCCATCATCCTCAGGGATAAATTCGCCGCGGACAACGGTATCAACATCGTGCATCAGCACGCCGTCAGCGCCGTAGGGGCGCATATTGGTGTCGGCCTTGCCGTTGTGGTCCTTGCCACACAGCAGGAAGCAGACAGCGTCCAGAACAGTAGTCTTGCCCACGCCATTAGCGCCGTAAATATTGGTGGCTTTGTCACCAAAAGCGATATGCAGCTTTTTCTGATTTTTAAGGTTTTCTAAGGTCAGACTTTTGATTTTCATTTTTTCACCTTTCTTTTTTAAGCCCCGAAAATATCAATAACCTTATGCAGGTCAGTCGAAGTCAGGCCTTTAATATGCGTTTCATCGTCGATGTCTTTCCACTCACCGGTAATGACGATGGGCCCTACCAAACATTCAACAGAGTATTCATTAATTGCTAACGGACGGTTACGCTGCAGGCCTTTCAGCCTGCCTTCCTCGTTAACGATAACCATGAGCGGGTTTTCCTCACGGCTTTCAGGAGCAATGCGAACAACTTGAATGTAACCACCAACCAGCTCCTGCAGCTTCTCCAGTGTAGGCTCAATCTTGATAATCTCGCCACGCTCACCGGGGCGATAGATTACAGCAGTAATAACTTCCATTTACTTGCCTCCATATGTTATAATTAGAGGTGGATAGTTTTATTTTCCACCTTTGTGCCCGCCAGTGCTGCTACACTGACGGGCGTTTTCCTTTTCCTTCATCTGCGCACCTCTATCGGGATGAGGACCACATCCCCCGGCTGCAACGTGCCCTTAATGTTGCTAATCTCCCGAGCATAGTGGATGACTTCCCTAACGTCACGACGGTCACCCTCTTGGCTCATGACATCGCCAACAATGTTCCAAAGGGTATCGCCTTCGCCGGCAACAGTTTTTACTACGTATTTATCTACCGGGCGGCTGTAATCCCATGCAGCCCAAATACAGCAGGCTGCCATCAGGACAAATAAGATTTTTTTCATGTCTACAACTCCTTCACATTAAACGGATCAGTAACATCCTTGCCGTCATATGTGCTGAGGAACTCTTCCAAAGATTCGCGACGGCATTTAAGGTTGCCAAGCTTCATGAATCTCAGCAGACCGGATTTTTTGAGCTTGTAAACGTAATCAACATTGCATTTCAGAAGCTTGCTTACTTCCGCAACAGTCAAAAGCTCAATACTTGCCATAATCTTTGCCTCCCTTCTTCCCTCACTTCTCCGCGTCCATGCTATAATTAAGCTACAGACAGGAGGTGAAATAATATGAATATACATAACGACGCAATGGATTTATTAAGGTACATTTATGATGGCCTTTCAGAAGGATATGATTCCTACAATGTCAGCGAAGATAAGCTGGAAGCTATGAGCCCTAATGACAGAACATCATTTCTTGCTTCTGTAAACTATTTGAAACAAGAAAATTTTGTTAAGCCATACGCCGAATATAAAGGCGTTCCTGTTAGTGTTAAAATCACCTCTAAAGGTATAAAGGCTATTGAGAAAAATTCCACTGTGCAGCCGGCCGCAAACATCATTGTCAATAGCAACGTTTCCGGTATCGTTGGTCAGAACATTACAGGAAACACTATCAATCAAGGTTTGTCTATCGCTGATTTTCAAGCTATACTACAAGCCACCATTAGCGACAAGCAAGACCTGCAAAAAATTCAAGAAGAGCTTTCACCTCTTTTTAAACGGATGGAAATCGGTTCTCCGTTAGAAAAAGGTCTGCTTTCTTCCGCTAAAGAACATCTGGAAAACTATCAAACTATGTACGGTTCACTTTTGCAGGTCATCGGTAGCTATCTGCTCGCAAAGTAGCGGTAAAATATTTTCATTTAAAAATTTAAATTCTTCGGCCTTGATTGCATCAACAGCAGCCAAGGCTTTTTTTATTTCTTCCCGGATTTTCATACTTTCAATTATGTATAGCGAGTTATCAAGTTTACCTGAAGATGTTTTTCCCCAAAGTTTGTCGATTCTAAATTCGGCTTCTTTAGATGTTTTTCCCAAAAGTTTGTTGATTCTAAATTCGGCTTCTTTAATTGCCTTTAAGCTTCTTTCAATGGTTTGCAAATTTTTCGTAATCTCCATCATCCCTCACCTCCCTTCCTCAGCTCCTGCACCAGCGCCAGCAGCTCATCCAGATACTCCAGCTTACTATAGCCTTCCAGTTCGCAGACCATGATGTCCATGCGGATGTCTGCCAGCAGGCGCAGCTTCATCTTTTCCCGCGCCAAGTGATTAAACGCGCGACGCGTTGCCGGTGTGTCCGGCGTAAACTTTGGTGCTGTCATTCTGCCTTCAGCGCAGCAGCAGCCTGCTCGTATTCCTTGTCAGCCTGCTCACGTTGTGCCTTTACAGCCTCATAGACCTTTTTGTAGTTTTCAGCTCTTTCTTGCCAAAACTTAACATCATTGTCCATATCACCCAACTTTGCGCATTCCCGCGCTCCGGTTGCCGCTTTCTCAGCCTTAAGCAGCAATGCATGGCAAATAGTCGAGACCTCATCATAAGTAAGCTCAAGTTTCATTTCATTACCTCCATACCGCCAGCGCCGCGCCGGCGGTTTGTCTAGTATACTAGATATCTATTGCATTAAAAAAGCAGATACGGAACAATTAAGAGCATTAGCAAGAGCTTCTAAAGTGCTAATTTTCACCTCCATTTCTTCGCCACTTTCCAATCTAATGATAGTAGCACGCGAAATATTAGCCTTTTTCGCCAATTCATCCTGTGTCATACAGTTTTCTTGTCTAATCTTACGAATATTATAAAGCATTCCTTTTTCCTCCTTTCTATCTTTGTTGTGTCTAGTATACTAGATTTATTTCTTAATGTCAACTCTATTTGACATTTTTCTTTGCTTAATGTATAATCTAGTTGACATTATAAGGAGGATTTCATTATGACTATCGGAGAATACGTAAAACAATATAGAAAAAGTCAAGGTTTATCAATGCAAGCTTTCGGCGAAAAATGCAATTTAAGTCGAGCATATATTTCCATTCTAGAAAAAGGAATTAATCCAACAACAGGGAAAGCATTCGCGCCAACAATAGAAACTTTAAACAAAATAGCTGAAGTTACTGGTGTTACAATCGATGCTTTATTGCCAATGCTCGACAGTAATCAGCTAGTAACAGTAAATGCCCCTTCCCCTTCTCTCTCCCTCACCCAGCAGGAAGAAACACACATAAAAAAATACCGCCAGCTGGATGCTGACGGCAAGGAAGAAATTGACGATATTATTGATGTTAAGCTGGCCAAGCTCCAACGCAAGGCAGAAGAATACGTGGAGAGTTTAGGCTGATAGATTTTGAAAGCGAGGAATGAAAACATGAAAGATGTAAAATTATTTCAGAGTGCGCAGATTCGCTCCATTTGGAACGATGAAGCCGGAGAATGGTTCTTTTCTGTTGTCGATGTTGTCGGTGCATTGACCGACAGTGCAGATAAATCAGCTTATTGGCGCAAACTAAAGCAAAGAATGAAAGCAGAAGGTAATGAAACCGTGACAAATTGTCACAGGTTGAAATTGCTTGCAGAAGACGGGAAAATGCGTCTCACTGACACCGCAAATACAGAAGGTATTCTGCGTATTATCCAATCTATCCCCTCGCCTAAAGCCGAACCATTCAAGCAGTGGCTCGCGCAACTCGGTGCGGACCATATCCACGACCTTGAAGCAGCAGAAGCTTTCAACAAAGAAATAGACGCTCGCATTGAAGCACGAAATAATATCAAACAGCATAACGTTGCTCTCGCTGATGCAGCCTTTGCCGCAGGCGTAAAAACGAACCTTGACTTCGCCAAATTTCAAAATAGCGGTTACATGGGACTTTATGGCGGTGAAACCGCTGGCGATATAAAACGTCGCAAGAAGCTTAAACCTAATCAAGAGATTTTAGACCACATGGGCAGTGTGGAACTCGGTGCGAACCTGTTCCGCATCACGCAGGCAGAAGACAAACTGCGCCGTGAGAATATCAGTAGCAAAGAAGCTGCCAACAAAGTGCATTACGAAGTCGGTCGTACCGTTCGCAAAACTATTGAAGAACTCGGCGGTACAATGCCAGAGAAATTGCCTACGCCAAGCGAAAGTATTAAGCAGCTCGATAAACCTAAAAAATAAAAAAATACCGTCAGCGGAAGGCTGACGGCGAAATGTCGCTTCATTATATTCTGCTTTTTAAAAAAGATGCTCCAATAGAGCCTACCGCAAGGAAACATGCTCCACCTGCCACCCAAGGTTGACCTAAATATAGAGCGTAGGCAGCTACTCCGATAATGCACACTCCTAAGATAAACGCCATGTACTGACCTCGTTTATCACGCATAGCAGTCAAATCGAGTTCTTTGGCTCTTAATTCTCTTATAGCTTTTGCATTTTCCTTAAAATCGTTAATGATATCAGATGCTGAACCAGGAACAATGTTATTATATTCCGCTAAAATCTGAGGATGGGGAAGCAATCCTTCAAAATGTTCCGCAACAACAATATCACCATTAGATGCAACTCTATTTCTAACTGATTTGTCGTCCTTTGCCGGTTTCGATTGTGCCAATTCTCTTTCCCACCTTATCAATAGATTTTCTCAAAGAACTGCCCGTCCTTAACCATGCAGCTTTTGAAATTGTACTAGGACTTTGAGGGACAAAATCTGCATAATTAGTATTAGGCATAATGGTAAAAGTAGAAAAGCCGCACATTACAGAGGCAATAAGCGCTTTAATTTTTGCCAATTTGTACACCTCCTTAATTATGTTGCACTTGTATATTGTACCACATTAGGAAAAACAACTCAATATAACTGTGCCCTTGTACACTTAATTTTAACATTTTTCGTTTTAAAAGTAAATTACCATAAGTAAATTTTACAAAGGGTCTGATTTTAATGTAAAAATCCCCCGGTGCTACCAACACCGAGGGACCTGCAAGAACGTGTTACCAACACGCTCAACGTCATCAACCCCAGTACCACCAAGAGCTGATTACCTTTTTATTATATCAGCTCGGCTCAAAAAATGAAAGGAGCTGATTTTTTATGTCAACATTAAACGTAACAAAACGCGGCGATAAATGGCAGTACCGTTTCGAAGCTGCTTCCGTCGATGGCAAGCGTAAGCGTGTTTCCAAATCCGGCTTTAAAACGAAAAAGGAAGCCGTGGAAGCCGGAACCAGGGCGCTGGCAGAATACAACGAAAGCGGTCAGACTTTCAATCTTTCCAGCATTTCCGTTGCGGATTATCTGGACAGCTGGATTGACTCTTACTGCAAAATGAACCTAAAATATAATACCCAACTTGGCTATCTTTATACTATCGAAAATCACCTGAAGCCCAGCCTAGGAATGTACCGGTTAAAATCCCTCACCCCTTCCGCCGTTCAAGAATTCGTAAATTCTCTGAAGCTGCGTGGCCTCAGCAGGGCAAGCATCGTCGGTATATTCTCCACGCTCTCTGCAGCGCTGGATTATGCTATTGAGCCGTTGAAGTACATCCAGTATAATCCATGCAATAACGTAAGAATCCCCAAAGATACGGCAGCCAAGAAGGAAACCCGGTACATCATAACACCGGAGCAGTTTACGCAGATTATAGAGCGCTTTCCGGAAGGCTCTAATTTTTATATTCCGCTTATGATCGGCTACTACACCGGCGTAAGAATTTCCGAATGCTTCGGTCTTACTTGGAACGATGTCGATTTTGATAATCAGACCATAAGCATTAGTAAGGCGTTGCTTAAGCGCAACTGTGGTGCAGATGTAAGGGAAGTACTGAAGAAGAAGGGAAAGAAGGAAGAGAAAAGTGCCTGGTATTTCAACAGCACCAAAACTTTCAAGTCCAACCGCATCATCAATATCGGTGATACCCTCTGTGCTGCATTGGAAAAAGCTTATGACCAGCAAATGGCCAACAAAGCCTTCTATGACGAATACTACACAAAAATCTACAAAAAGCCTGAGCAGGACGAAAAAGGCGATACCATTTACCGGCTCATAGAAATTGAAGCCGGAGTGCCCTGCCCTCTTGAATCCGTGGATATGATAAACGTAAGAGAGAACGGCCAGTTGCTGAGTATGGACAGCATGAAGTATTGCAGCCGTGCAATCCACTATGAGCTGAAGATAAATTTCAACTACCATTCACTGCGGCACACACACGCTACAACGCTTATAGAGAACGGAGCCAATATAAAGGACGTGCAGGAGCGTTTAGGACACTGCAACATAGAAACAACGCTTAATACATATACCCACAATACTGACTACCTGAGAAATCAATCAGTAGAAATATTTGAAAAGGCGGTTCAAAAATAA